GTGCAGGTGCTGAAGATCCTCTTTGCTGACCAACATCTTTGCGTGGTTTATACTGAACTGGTTCAGTCTTTCCGCCGCCGACTGCTTTAACTCTGCGAATCTCAGGAGCAGTCTTTTTGCGTTCTTTACCTATTCTACCACCAGCACCAGTTTTGGTGATGGAAACACCACCACCCCAACCAAGTTGACTAGCAGCATCGCCATCAGATGCTTCGCAAAGAGACATAAACTCCTTAAAGGTCTTCATCTTAGTATCTAAACACTCTTTTTAGTATTTAGAACTCTTCTTCCTTTGCTTTATAGGAACCCTTGAAGACACGTCCTTCAGCATAAAATTGCTTCACTCTCTCTCGCCTTGTTTGGAGTAAAAGTTCATACTCTTCAGTTTGTTGCTTAGTGAAAACAAAATCTTGACGCCTCCAAGCATCTTTTAGTTCTTTAATGTGGGGCAAAACATTAGGGATTTGTTCAGTCATTTTCATCAACATAAACTTCAGGACTTTCATTTACATTCGTGGTATTCACACGAACATTATAGGGACTATTGAAGAACTTGCGAAATGCGGTTACAACAATAAGAAGAGTTGAAGTGACTCCTACTAATCCAAGAAAAGTAATAGCGTCACCAGAAAAAGAATAAGTTTCAGGATTCATAATCAATAATCGTAGTTGCCGTTAAGGTATTCGTTCATATTGAAGTTGTTAGATTCTTCAATCAAATCAGAGAGATCTTCTCCAACGAAATCAAAGTTTTCAAGTTCTTCAATCTGAAGATCATCAAAGCAGTCCATAGTTTGTTTTGGTGCTTACATTATTAGGACACTTTGGAGGTGAGTAACTTTTATTAGCGACTCATGATTGCTTTCATTTCTGCTCGTTTCTGTGCCTGTTGTGCTCTTGCTTCTGCGCCTAGTTCAGAATGAACATGTTTAATATGTGCAGTCTTTTGTGATGCTTGGCGTCTTGCAACTTGTTGACTATAAAGATTAGGTTCCATTGTAGGAGTTTGTTCTTCAATCTTTCTAGCAGATTTTGCTAACTTCTTCAGTCTTTGTTTTACTGCTTTTCCACCACTACGCTTTAGAACCAACTTTTCAATCTCTTTCTTTTTTGGTTTACCTTCTGGTCCTTCATATTTCTGAAGAGTATAAGTTTGTACACCACTATCACTTCTATGATAAGTTCCAGGAACTGCATGTGGAGGAGTATCTGGTTTCTTACCTTCACAGATTTCGTAGAACTCTCTAAATGTCAGCATTTTACTTATACTTTTTGATTATTTAGTTTTACTCAAACTCAAAAGATTTGTTTGATGCTTTCATCGTGGGAGTTTGATATTCTGGAGCAGAAGTCTCAACATATACTTCTATCTTAGTCTCATCATTCCAATGACGAATCACACCAGCAACAATAAAAGCATTAGTAATCAAATAGGTCGCAAAAATAAAAGTTCTGATAAGAGCGATCTTATCAGATTCACGATCACATTTACTTGCTTTCTCCCCAATCGCTTTTGCCCACCACCGCCAGGCAGTTTTGTTCTTCTTCATATTTTGATTTTCTTGATTTAACATACTCCAACCGATTCCATTGATGATGATAGCAAATCACAAGAACTCTTTCGTTCTTATGAATAGAACAAGCAAGATAATTTTGCTCATCTTTTGGACGAACTGCTACTTCTATTGTGATATATTCTTTGTCCTTGAAATAAACCCAACCTTCAATACCTTTGCCATCATTCCAGAAAACATAGTCATTGACATTTGGGATGTAACTCATACAAAGAACTGTTCTACTCCTTGGTATTTAATAGGCATTGAAGTCCAGGGTCTTGTGTCGTTAATGTCTACACAAACACCGATGGTTTTACTGTTGATTGGGGCAAAATATTCTCTGGTTTTGGTGTTGTAGAAGGAGTGAATGGTCCTAGTAGGAGACCCATTATTATAGTCAAACTTGCGAGTATTACATAACCAAATACTGACCACATTTCGCTTGAAATCTTCACATTCATAATAGTAACCTTCAGGTGGAGAATAAGGTAGAGGTGGAACTTCAACAATCATAGAACTTGTCTCTTGACATATACTCAATTTGTTTTTGCAGTTGTGAGATTTCGTGCTCTTGTTCTGCAATTTTTCTTTGTAGTTGTTCAATTCGTTCTTGGTATTGTACCTTTAGGTCAAATACCATTTTGTTGGTGTTTGTCATTAGGTTGTAAAAGATTCAACAACAGAAGATTCTAGATCTTCAGCGAGAGCATATGTTGGAGCATTAAGAATATTTTCTTTCAGATCACTATAGAACTTTTCATAGAATCCACCATTATCATCAGCAGTAATCAAATCAAAACATTCATCATCATCTTCTGCAATTACATTCCAAACTCCACCATATTCACTTGAAGGAAAGGGAACATAATGTTGAACGATGTAAAGAAACTTTTGTGCCATTTGTTTGTGTAAGTTACCTCTTTAGGTTAAGATTAGTTGTCGTCGTTGTCAAGATCGGAAAAGACTATAAACGAAGTTCCGATAGTCAAAAGGATGCCAAGTCCCATACCAAGAATAAAAGTCATCAATAAAACTCCATCAGGAAATATTCAACTGTAACCTCTTTTTCGGAGGCAAGTCGCTCAATCTCTTTCCAAAAGTCTTGGGCAACTTTTTCTTGTTCTGCTTTCATAATCAGGTCTTTAATGCGTTGCGAAATCATTTAAGTTGCTCCTCATCTTTAGGACGAATAACCCTGAAATAATATACCACGATTGATACTACCGTGGCAATCATTGCAGTGTAGATAGAAATTGCAAGTGCTATTGTCATCGGATTTGAGAACTTGGAGGTTTCTTGAGATTCTCTATCTCTTGCTGAGGATAGTATGCTTTATACATTGCATCATCGCGTTGGATTAGAAAGACATTCCAACCAAGAATGGCAGCAAAACCAATCAATCCAGCGACAACATACTTGCGGTTCATTTGTTCATCTGAAGTGTAGGAACAGGCATACCACCTTCGGTGATTTTCAAATAACATTATCAACAAAGTCAAGTGAAGGATAAACATCATAAAAATGAGTATCCTCATCGTTTTTCTTTACAATGCTTTTATGAGAATAAATTTCGGTAAGTTTGTGTGCCAGAATAATGGCATCAAACTTTTTCTCACATTGACAATCATAGATGACTTTTTGGGGAGAAAAGCACTTAACTTGAAACATTTGAAGTTCCTTTGTGTATGAGAGTATTATAGGGCATTAGGGCACCAAGTTCAAGTGCCCTTGTGCCAGTTCTTAAAGTGGCACCTTACTTATTCCTTTTCTTATACTTTTTGCCTTTAAGTGCTTCACTAACTTTTCTTCTATGTTCTTCACTCAATGCTCCAAGTTTTCTACCTCTGTTAGCATCTCCAATTTTCTTTTTATGCTCTTCACTCAATGGACCTCTAGATTTGCCAATTTTACTTTGACTTATTTTATTTTTAGTTTCTTCTGAAAGAGTTTTACCAGTGAGTGACTTCTTTATTTTTTCAAGATGTTCTGGCGTAAAAGTTCTATTTTTTAGTGAATTACTTATTTTCTCTTTAGTATCTTCACTAAGTAATCTACCATTCAATCCACCAGTATCGCTATTGTATCCATTTGCAAAAGTATCATATTCACTAATCCAATATACTTCTTTCCCATTCAAATCGTCCAAGTTACACTCTTCAATCACACCATAAATGAAGTTATTTTTACCATACTTCTTTATGGCACGATGAAAATGATAGTCTGTTTTCTCACTATCACAAAAGTGTCTGTTTACTCTCTTTTCTAAAATTTGTGTAGTTTGTCCTATGTATTTCTTCCCTGTGGAAATACAATGGACGCAATAAATGAGTCCTTTCATTTCTACTCTAATAGACGGCATTATTATTTATACTAAAAAGGAGGGACTTTCACCCTCCTCCTGAAGATTGCCGTCTATCAGGTATTAATATTTATACCATCAGTGCTCCGTTAGGAATCTGAACAACTTCAGGAAGTTTATTCTCAAACTTATTGAGGTTATAACAAATCCATTCATTTTTTTGAGTAAACAAATAGTGATACTCTTCTGCACCATCAGGCAGCAGATACTCTACAAGGCCAGCATCAAGACGCGGAGGGCAATCTTCACCACGCTGAGAGTAATACTGAGGACCGTATTCTTGAACTTTATATCCAGTGGTGGGATCAATACTAAACCGATCTTCAGTCCAGCAGGAAGACATATCGCCACCATCAATCA